TTTATGTTTATTTCTGCCTTAATGTTTTAGTATCGCTTATGCGTTTATGTATTGTTTATTTATTTTTATATCTTATTACCTAGTAAAAGTGAGCATAAAGTCAGATAATAATGTGGATTTAGGCAATATGAGGTATTACTAATGTATGCAATTACATTCGATTTGCAGGTAGCAGCTCTTGAGAGTCACTACCCTGGTGCGAGCTATAACAACGCATATGGGGATATAAAACGTTTTCTAGCGAGTAAGGGATTTGAGAGGCAGCAGGGCTCTGTTTACTTCGGTAATGACGCAACAAACGCCGTTACAACTACCCTAGCAGTGGCAGCAATGGCGAGAGAGTTCCCTTGGCTTGAGCATTGCGTTACTGATATTAGAATGCTGCGTATAGAAGAGAATAACGATTTAAAACCAGTATTCACTATGTAATAAAAAAGGCCGCTGTAGCGGCCTTTTCCTTTATTTGTCTTTTGTTTGTTTCGTCGTAGTTGTTAGCGGTCTTAAATACTGAAACCCTATTGAGCCGCCATCAGTCCATTCGCCATCCTTATCTGTGTAGACTTTTATTTTGTCTCCCGAGTTAAGCTTAAGAACTCGACGCATTCTTATAGAGTTTCTTTTATCTGTAGTTTCTTTTGGAACAAATCCATGCATGATTTGAATTGAGTTTTGCATCACGAAAGCATTGATACCATTACCTGAAACTGTTGATGTGTCGTCTCTTAAAACCTCCACATCAACCAGGTAATAACCAGTATGATAAATATGCGTCTCGTACTGGCTAGGGTCGAAAGAAACAAGGTCAAAGTCATCAGAACCATAATCATAAAACTCGATGTATGAATCGCTAACATCGTTGGCTTGAACGCTAGTGCCGACACAAGCCTTTCCAATATGACCTAATCCTATTTCATCTAACGTCGGAGGATGTGCTTCTGTAAAAATTTCCTCCCAATCGCTTTGTGATGAACTATCCATATAAGCCCACCGAATAAAGCGGCGGTTTGTGTTATACGTCGTATATTCTTGCGTAACTCGACCTGAAGCATTGAACATCACTATGAGACATCCTGCCTCGTTGGTTGGATAATTATTCTCTATCGTGGCGTTTGCCGTTTTGGTTTGCGCGTAAATTCCTCGATTGACTACGTTATCAAGGTTTTCGCTTGCTCCTAGATTAATAGGATTGTCATAAAAATAGCCTTCCTTACTTTTCAAGACTTCAACGGTCGGCGGGTTCTTGGATGTGTAGAGATCATAAAAATCAAATCCGCTACCGCTTGGGTTTTGTAACATGAGCCTTGGATTTCTTGTTGTAATGTCGCTCCAAAATCCAAAACCATAATACTTACCGCCGCTGCTACGAGGTATGAATAAACCAGCTCCGTATTCGCTTGGATATCCAGTGCTGCCACCTCCGTTCTCAAATGGCATTAGGTAAGATGATTTAAATTCATCATCGTCAGCATTGCGGCCAATAGTGACTAATTTTTCTGGGTATTTACCTTGATGAAATAGCAATAATCTTTCAACAGGTTCACCAGAACCTGTTTCTGTGTAAGTGACGTAAACACCATCTCCAGACGAGTATCCTATGGCTATTGAATCGCCTATATCTGAAATGTCGGTGAGCCTAATAATAGGCTCGTAACTTTCCAGATGAATCGTATCTTCTGTTAATTTGCTTGCTGCATTCTCAGTGGTTGATATAGACAAAGAGCCTGTCATTGTGTCACCGAGCTTAGAAACAGCATTAACATCAGACGAGGTAGGTGGGTTGTTGCTGTCATATATCGTCGACCAACTAGACCATGTTCCTCCTGAAAATGTTCTTGTATACATTTTAGCCGTCTTATATAGCCAGTATATTTGAATGACGCTATCTGGTGTCGTTGTTCTCATTACTAACAGGCAACCGGATTGCCCGTAAGGGTAATTATTTCCTACTGTGTTTGTATCTTTTGTTTGATAATAAAATCCGCAATCAGAAAGACTTGAAAGTGTATTCAAGTCTGTATCTGATAGATTTATACCTTGCTGTGGGGATGTGCCGCTAGTAATGTCTTTCCAGTATTCTGGGCTGGTGGCTGGGTTTTTATCAGTGCTTGCCTTTAAGCTTTCATAAAACTTACTGCCATAAAGAACGTCTATACCCGCTGGGTAACTTTCTTGTGAATCCCAAGGGAGTAAACCATTTCTCAATATATGTTGGATGTTTTGGTCAGCTCGATTCATCTCATAGTTATGATCCGAATGCTTTGGTGGCGTCGCTGTCGCGCCTGACTCGTTACCTTTTTCAAATCGATTTAAATCCGGTTTATCTTTGTCACCGCCATGAGCCCACAGCTCGCTATCTGGAATATTAATTCTGCTCATTTAAATTTTTCCTATCAGATTTTTTGCACTGGTTTCGTAACCTAAAAACTTAACGCCAGCGGGTTTGATATAAAGCTTGTAAAGATTCAGCACATAGATGACCACGTCATCTAGTGGCTCATGGACAACAATTTTGTATTGCATGTCCTCAGCATCGACGATTTCAACATCAGAAACAGCAAGTAGTGTTTTTGTTGCTTTGAGAACGCTGGCGCGAGTCCCATCCGTGACGTTGTAAAAAACTTTGAATTGCAAAGCCATTCTATAAACGGCGTCTGGTACTGGCGTCGTCTCTGCTGGGTTCTCAAAATCAAAGTAAGGCGCTAACTCGTAACCTACGGCGAGCGGCGTCCCCTCGTAGCCAAAGAAAAGCAAATCGGTAGGCACTTCTAGGCGAGGTATGCCTAACACCGCGCCTATCACGTCCAGGGCAAAACCTTCGGCCTTGTCGATTGCGTATGTTAGCTTGCTGTAAAAATCAGACATCCCCTCTATTTGGATGCCTGTCGCGTTCACCCATTCGCGAGTTTTTCGCTTAGTGCGCCAGCGTCCCGACATCCAATAGTCGATCACATCATAGGATTTCATTTCATAACCACCTCGACGCGCTCGGCGTCAAATAAAGGCTCTTCTAAACGACTAATGTCGATTTTTGTTTCTACCCAGGTTGTGCCATCGCTCGATAATTCAATTTTGCTGGTGTATATCGATGAGTCTGCGGCGATGTACTGGCCGACAGCCCAGTTTAAAGGCGTCGCCATCAGGCCAGTTGACGGACTTTGTCCCATACCAAAACCAGAGTTATTCGAATCGTGAGGTGAGGTAACTGCGCCTGTCGCATAGTCTTCTACATAACCAGGAACGCGAGCGACAGCGTCCTCGGGTAGCTTATCTCCGTTTACGATGGTGTAACGCACCCAAATATTGACGTATGTCGGCCTATCAAATCGGCGAGGCATTCCATACGGGTCATCCTCAGTCGTTACTTGGTGCTCAATAGTGCCGACAGTTTTACAGCCTAGTGAGATTTTGCTGTCAATGGCTCGACATACTTCCATCTCATCGCCACCACTGACAATACAATGAATTGAATTACCATCTTGACCATCAACGACGGTTTGCTCATCGTTCTCGATAACATTGGCTGAGTTAACGTTATCCACGGCGAGAATGGCAGCTCGTACAGATTCACGCATCGATGTCGAGCCCTTTGTAACCTGGTCTTTTCGTTTCTGCTCCAATTCGGCGCTGGTTTCATCCTCTCGACCGATAATAAAATCACTTTCGTTCTCTACTCCAGACCAGCCATCTGTGAGCGTCACAATTTCAAAAGGGACGCCAGCGGTCACAAGGCCATAATCTAGAGCGGTAAAACTTCCCTGGTCTGGGATGGTGACATCTGCATCTAGTGACCACACGGTGAGCGTGTCGGTGTTTCGAATTTGACTACCCGCTTTGACTAACGTCCCCGCCGTACCTACACAATCAAATTTCACGGTGGATTGTCGCTTTGATTCACGGTGAACGTCGAAAAGTGCAGCAAGGTCATCGACAGCGACGCCTGTAGCCGTCCTCGGGTCTCTGGCGTTAGATACTTCGACAGCTTGTTGCTCAAGTTCCCAAAGCATGCGACTCACCAAGATGACAAATTGTCCGTCTGGCGAGTTGCTATCGAGAATCCAGTCTTTATCGATGGTTCTGTAGATGGTTTTCAACTTCTCTACATACTCATCCTGGGTGATGACTTGAATGCCCGTATTAGTAATTATTGGCATCGACATTAACTCCTACTGATTGCACACCATATTCCGTTTCAACACTAAAAGAGATCCCCAAAACACGATTTGGCAATTGATTAAAAACCACTCGCTCGCTCACTTTCAGCACCTTGTCACATCCGAAAGCGATGTCTCGAATCTGACCAGCGAGTCGCCCCTCGCTTAAATCCCCGAATTCAGTTTTCCAGTCAATCCCCTCTTTAGGATTAAGCGGGTTTTCTTTAAACCAAAGTTGGATTTGAGTTGATATATTTGCTCCGACTGCATCACGGCCACGCCAGAACGTACCCGATTTGATGTCGCCATCTTCGTCATACTCTCTAAACATCTTGTTCTGCCTCGTCGGTGTCTGAATCTACTGGGGTAGCACTTGAGCCCTTAGAATCGATGTAAGGGTGAGTGTGTTTGATTGTTGTTACTAGTTCGCCTTTGCTGTAAAGGCGCTTTGAGAAATGACACTCATCAGAAAAATAAGACTTGCCGTCTCTTTTCATCCAGATATAACGCTCACCGTCAAAGCTCCGCAATTGGATACCGTCATTAACCAGGTTTGGAATGGCGTCCGACTTGCTTCGATAACCTGGAGAGAATGTCGTGTCAGTCAGTGAGAATTTGCGATTACTTTGCTTTTTCTGATTGAAAAGCCATACACCCATATCTCTCATGCAGACTTGTAGCATTCCCGTTGTACCTGGTTTTATTTCCATCACAACCACAAAATCTTGAGAGCCAATGTGCTGCACTGGCACGGCGGGTATCGGATTTAGTTTCACGCCATCGATGTCAATCAATGGCTGTACCTTGGCAAATTGCGTCTTCTCGTCGTACTCCAAAACTTTCGCTGGGATATGCTGATAAAGAGAATCAAACTGGTGCTGAAAAATGGTCAGCACTGCCTCTTCAAAATCGGTCATTGGACTATTTCCCTAAATTCAATTTTGGTTTGCCATTCGTCGCCGTGGGTGTCTCCCTGGTGAACAATTTTCCAGACTTGATAAAGACCACTACCAGGTTGCGTAATGCTCTGATATTGACGCTCTGTTAACACCTTGCTCGTGGTGAATTGCTGCTCGTTCATCAGCTTGATGTAATGAGATTCCACGGTGATTTTGTCGTGTACGTCTAAAGAGGGAATAAGTCTGGCTGTCACGCGCCCCTGATAAGCGCTCTGGTCGTTTCTTGACTCATCTCGATAAATCACCTTAGCGAACTCTGGAACGCCAACCATGCCGTTTCTAGAGTCGATTTTGACGGGTGATTTACTTGATTGACCAATACTGACTTTTGAACTGGTAAAGCGAGGCATAAACTCTCGACCTACCTCGTCGACGATAAAATCAGTTAACAACTGGTAATACGTGTTGTTTTGTGGCGAATAGCCGCCCTCGAATACCAGCTCGTCAATGATGGCCTGAGCTTTTTCACTGATAACAAAGTCAATCGTAGGCATCGCGTCTTTAAAGAATTTAATGACGTCATTTCCTGTCGAGTTCTCTGTCATGGATAGGTTATAGCGGTTGCTGTAATCGCGTAGGTCGCTAAATAGATTTAACTTACTCAGAGAACTACCGTCACGATTTTCTCTCTGCTTTAATCGAAAGCGGCCTGTATAAATCTGCTCCCAGCCTGTCTCACTCAGCACTTCAACAATGGAAAGCGCGTCATATCTCAGCGCGTCAAAGCTTTCTTGTTTCATGTTGTAAACAATCAAAACCGCCTTATCGAAAAAGCCTGGGGTCGCATTGATTTCGAATTCAGTGCGCAATCCCTCAAATGGCGGTAAATCTCCGATTGTTAGGCGTACAGCGTTATAAATCATTCTTTAACCTCGCTGTAATAGAGAAAACACTCTGTACCGATGTTATAAGCGGCTGGCGTCTCTCCACTAAAAAACAGCTTGCCGATGTCATGCACATTACCGAGCAAATCCTGGTCATTGACCACCACGCGCCCCTGAGCTACATATGCGCCATTTCTTAGAATACTGGCTAACCAAAGCGCGGAAATATCCATCCAGTAAAGCTCGATGTCATAGTCGACCGATTCAAGCGTCACTGATAGATAATTGACCTTTGCGGTTGGGTCTGGGGTAAAAGTAAATTTCTTCACAGTTCCACCTCTTCGCCTTTAATGTTTCCGAGGTTGTTCTCTTTTTGAATGGCGTTTTGATTCGATGCGTTCTGGAGTATTTGCGATAGAGTGATCTTAAAAGTCACTTTGCCGCCGTCTTTCATTCCGCGCGTAGCATTGATTTGTGTTACAGCCATGTTTCGCATAATTCCTAGTCCCTCGATAATCGGATTGACTAGTGTTCCCGTCATTCTGGCGGTATCCAGTATGCGCATGGCGTTAAAAGCACGGCTGTTCTCGTCAGATTGCGCAATACTCGAATTAGCTAAAGCGCCAATAAGAAACGAAAGCGTCCCAGAGTCGATAAAGTTGGAAGCAAAGCCGCCAAGCAAACCAGGCGCATTCGTCGTCAGGTTGTCGTTAAAATCCGTTGACAGTAATGGCGCGACTTTTCGTAGACCTACCGCCCAGGTAAAAACAATCTCAGCACCTTGCAGCACCAAAGAGCCAGCGATGTCGAATCCTTCCTCGACTGGGTACTTTGTCACGCCTGTTCGAGTGATTAGGGACATATCAGCCTCACCATCAAACTCAGCGATGAGGTCGTCACCAAAATCTAATGTAGGGTTATAAGATTGAGTAAAAGAGATCACACTCATCGCTGGTACACCTCTTTGATTTTGTCTTTCTCTGTTCGCATTTGTTTGCCAAGCTCCTCTCTAACGGCCTGTGCGATGCTCTGAGCTTGTTCATTCGTAATTTGACCATCAGCATTAACAGAAACGTTTACATTGATGTCGAGCACTCCAGAGCGCGATGTGCGCGCACTTTCGACGACTGCCTCTCCATTTTCTTTTGCGCCTTGTTTGAGTTGAGGCGGAGTTACCGATTTAGATAACGTGACATTGGGTGCAGTTGGGTCAATGCCTCTCGACAGCAACATCTTGTCCAACTCTTTTAACCTAACGGCTTTAAGCCCCATGTAATCGCCAGAATCACGGCGTTTAACAAGCTGTTGGCGCTCTTCTAAAATGTCTTGCGTTGACTGGTATCCCATCTTGTCTAGCAGATAAGAGATGCCATTTGCCAAGTCACCAAAAAGAGCGGTTAGATTTGAAAAATCGGTGTCATCAAACCACGACAAGAATTTGTCTAGTCCCTCGTTGATGTCATCAAACTTATCGATGAAAACATCCTCGAATTTATGCTTTAACGTCTCCAGCTTTTCAGAGAGTTCGACGGCTGACGTCGCTGCGCCTTGCATTGGCTTCGCTGCCATCACTGAGCCAAAATCGCCGCCAGTCATTAATGATGTGAACGCTGACGCTCCGAGTCGATTCATTAACTCGGTGAGGTCTTTGGTCTTGATGTCTCCAGCTTGATAAGAATCATTAATCGCTTTTAACACTCCCAGGGAGTCGCCCTGGAGCGCGCGGTTTTGAACTTCTCCTAGCGGTCGACTGATACCTAACGCCGCAAAGGGCTCTAGTAGCTTTTGATTCTCGCCCTTTTGCATTTGAGTGCTAAGTGACTGAATGGAGGCTATGCCATTTTGAAAGCCAGTGTTATCGACGCCAAACACCTCAGCGGCTCTCGTCATTGCGAGCATTTTGTCGGGGTCAATACCCGCCGTAGTCGCAAATCTCGCTGTTGCTGCACTGGAGTCGACCAGGTCGGTAAAGGTGTTAACAAGACCAGCAAGCGACAGAGGGATACCCACGGCGCTCGCACCAATCGCGATACCTTTCCAAAGTTGGTTTGCTGCTTGATTGGCCTTTGTGTTTTTCTTGTCTAGCTCTGTGCGGCGCTTTCCGTCCTTGTCGATGCTGTTCAGCACTCGCATGACTTGACGTTGCTCTCCGAGCTTTAGAGATGAAAAATCACCTTGAGGCATGAGACCAGTATCAGCGGCCACGCGCTGACGCCATTGTTTACCGTATTTGTGAATAGGGTTGCCTTGCGGCGTCGCGCCAAACTTAGGCTGTGGTGCGCGTCTCGGCTTCGATTGAGCGGGTTTCTCTGGCCGTGCTGCTGGTCGTTTGTAACCGAGTTCGTCAGCGGCTTGGTTTATCGCGTCGATTTTGTCTTTGCTCATATTGCGCGGCGGTTGACCGCGCAATACTTTCGAGACAATCGACTGACTAACGCCAGCTCTTTCGGCTATTTGCTTTTGTGTGACTCTAGCCATTGCTCTCTCTGATTTCCTTAATAGCCAGGTGATACCTGGCTATCTCTGCGAGTGTTATCCCTGACGACGGGTCATCTAAATCTTTGCGGGTACAAAGCGGAGAGATGCCAATCAAAGGGACGCCGAACACGGGGAGCATGAGATACCAGTTTATACTGGACTCATTTTGTCCTGTGCTGTTTCCTGTGGCGCTTCCTCCTCCGGCGACTGAAGGAACTGCATAAAATCCGAGAAGTTCACTTTCAGCGCTTCAACCTGGAGCAGCATGTAAAGCAGCATGTTGTTGTGAAAATCATCGATTGAGATTGGCTTTTCCGCTCCGACCTTAGTGCAGCCATTGAGCAGCATGGCCGTGACTTTGCGCTTTTCTTCTGTCGTCGCATGTTTGGAGAAATTACCCAGCAAAGCCGCCGCCACCAATTCGCGCTCACCCATTGCAATTCGATATAGAGCGTCATCAAGTCCATATTGAAAAAACAGCTCTATGATTTCGTATTGCTGAGTCGCGCTGCAATTTTTGATGATGTACTCCTCATCACCTACCATCACCATTTGGATGTGATTTTCCAGTTCCACCATCGCTTAGACTCCGATGTGTTTCGTGAATTTGAAGATATAAACGTCAGCGGTTGGCTTAAAGCCACGGCCTACGCGGTCAAAGTTGACGCAAGCGCCACCGGACAAAACAAACTTTTCTGCTGTTCCGATGTTCGCGAAAGAGCCCTCGACGTCTGTCTTTCCGTACAACCAGCCGCGCACGGTGTTTGATTGCTCTGTACCTGGCTGCAAACTCACTCGCAGCTCTAACAAAGTGGCTTTGCGGTCTGTTCGAACACTGCCGCCGCCGTGCATGATTTCAAACTCGACAAAATCCTCTTCTGAGTTAATTTCAATAGGGGTTTCATCTGCACTAAAGTCTGTGAATTGAAGTGCATTTAAAATTAAGACGCTCGTCGCCGCGCCATATTTGGTTTGTGCCATGATTATTCTCCCATTACCAAACGTTGACTGTGGCTTTTACCGTCCAGGCGCTACCAGCTCGGTAAATGTATTGCTCGATTGGATAAAGTTGATGCTCTGCTCGCTCTTCGTCCGTCAGCTTGTAAATATCTTCTGGTTTAGTAACCGTGATATATCCGCGAGTGATGACCGTCTCCTTAGTGATTGGATGCGTAATTTGTCGCTCTCCAAGGAATCCGTTATCGATGTACATCTCGCCAATTTGGTCGGCCTTATCGATGGCAATGGACTGACCATCAGGCGTTTGAGGTAGGTTTAATTGCGATGTAACTGCATTAAGTAGCGCGGTTTGCAAGTTGATGAGATAGCTATCTGTCGCCATTACCTCGGCGATGGTCTCGCCATATTGAGACGTGCTCACCGTGTTCTGGAGCATCGCGCCAGTTTTTGATGCTTTTGACGCAATATCCGTATTGAAGTAATAGCCTTTGGTTTTCAGTGTCGCGATGGCCGTGCCGTTAATATCATCAGCGGTTTGATTCACTGATTTGTATTCGGCGTCTTTGTATGAGCGGTCTTGGGTGTAATCCACCATGCTCATCATGCCAGCCATGCGAGCGCCCATGTATTTATTTTCTTTGGTGTAACCAATGGCACAGCGGCGATAACCGAGACCAGTCACAAATGAGCCCAGGTCAGTCGTTTGAGTTGGGTCGATGGCCGCATCTTCCATCCCTGTCAAACTTAAGAAACGAGAATTCGCGTCGCACCATGAAACTGCATCTTCAATCTCTTCTTGAGATAGGTCTGCTGGTGTTTGAGTCGAGAACGGGAAATAAAACCACGCTGAGTCAGCGGCTTTCATTAGCGCCTCTGTAAACGTTTCTGGCGCTGCAATCGATGCAATTTCTGCCAGACGGGTTGCCATCGCATCCATGCGTGTTTGTTTCGGTGTCATTTCGACAGCCGTCTTTGCGGTTTTAGGCGCTGCTTTTGGTTTGGCTGCGGCTTTAGCTGGTGACGCTGCTGGCGCTACATACGCATAACCAATCGTAATCATGGTTGCGCCGCCTGACTCAAACCAGTTTTTTGCACAATCGAGTAAATCCGTGCGGGTTGGGTGACGTTCTGCTAGGTCTTCGTAGCTTGTCCATAAAGCCAAAACCTGATCTTCTGGGTCGGTGGCGTCGCCATAAGCAGCCAACGCCACGCCAAACGAAACAGCACCAATGCCGTTACGTTTAATATTCCAAGTTACCGGAATGATGTTATCAACGCTCTGACTCATCATTATTCCCCTTTGGTTGTTTCTGGGCTAACTTCTCCAGTTAGCTCATCGTTAACAATAAATTTCACTTTGTCAGCAAAGCCAGTTGTCTCGAACGTCGTCAATTCTGCGCCGATAATTAGAACCGGCACTGCCGAATCTTCGTAACTTTGATGAACTTCTTTAGGATCGCGTTTTAGTTCTTTCACTCCCCACACTGCGATGCTGTTCTCAATCAAAAAACGACGACACGCCTCATGACGATTCAGCAATAAAACCAGGTAACTCAAATCCATCGCGCGACCTTTGTGGACGGTGAATTCGAAATACAACTCACAAGGCACTGTAATCGTCGATTCAAGCACCTCGCCGACTTTTGTGCGGCGAGTGGTTGGCATGGCTTGAGGTACGATTTCATGCAGAGAGAGAGTCGCATACTCCCCCTTTGGCCTGTCTTTGGCTTTGCGCCCGTCGTAGGCTTCTATGATGTGAATTGATGAGATAAGGCCAATCAACTCACGCACTTTTAGCCAGCACTCATTCGGGGTCATTGAATTCCCTCGCGACTAATAACTCGTGATAGATTCGGCTTTCTCTTTCGTCGGTGTCATAGACTCGATAAAACTCACCGCCAGTCTCTACCCAATCAGGTTTTTGTGATGGCTCGGACGGCAAAAAGATTCGAGCCCAGCCCTCTCGACGCTCACCGCCACGATTGAAGCGTGCCACCTGAGAAGCTTGCGCTCTCTGGCGACATGCCTGGACGTTTTCGGCGATCATTTCTCGCTTGCTTATCCACTGGCCGTTGACCTCCTCACCGCCATCGATGTAGAGATTAACCGTGCAGTTTGCGAGCACTGCGACAGCGCCAACCGCTGTTATTTTCGCTGTGATTAACATGGCACGTACCCGATAAGACCTTTAGAAACGTAGTCACGACATTTCATGAATTGAACGCCGTACCAACTTGAGGCGAGCTCATCGTCCCAAGGCTGCATTTGCAAAAACATTTGCGTACCAAAGACCGTGTGCTCGTCAGCGATGGTCACGCTATCGAGACCACGCTTTGAACCTGGTAGGTTTCCGACAGCGACGTTTTGGTCAGCAATAGCCGAAACAAACAGCGTATGAGCGACAAGCGCAAACCACCCATCACGATAGAACGAATATTTTTTGTACTCGCCCCAGACACAAGGCTCGAAAAACTTGTCTGTCATTCCGATAGCTCGCTCGATTAACTCGTCAGCAAACAGCGGCGTAAAACCGCTGTAGTCTTCTTTGAAATCTGCAACAAGTTGAGCCATGTCATTATCAATGTTGGGTGTTGTCATGCTTACTTGTCCCCGTCTTTGTCAGCGTCGTATGCGCCTTCTTTGCCTTCTTTGGTTGTCTTAAAGAATGCGTTTTCGCTGTTCGCGTCATTAGCATCATGAATCAAACCAAGTTTCGCCATTTGAGCTTTAGTCACTGGCTTGCCAAACTCGACCACTTTTCCAGCGTCACGTTTAGCGTGAACCAATTTACCCGCCGTGTTGAATGCCAGACCTTGCTCTTCCAGTTTCTCGCCCATCGTAGGCGCTGGCGCTGCACTGCGGCTTGCTGATTTCGTGTCGGCTGGTAAATCCACGTAAAGCATGGCTTTCGGGATTTTGATTTCAGTGCCAGCGGTACGCATTCGAGCCACTTGCTTAAAGTTCTGGTCATCTTCTGGGAAAGGCTTGCCCCATGTCGTATCTTGAGGAAGCACGAAACGAGATACTTCTGGGTCACGGAAGCGACCGACCACCATGCGATTCGATGCCAACGCATCAAATTTAAGATCACCAATAGGAGCGTATTTACCCGCTGCCAAACCGAGCTCTGGCGTGAATTTCACGTTTAGTGCTTTTTCTAGTTTTGGCAGAATCGAATCCGCTGTTAGTGGCACAACAGCTTGAGAAAGCAGTCGGTAATCTTTCGGCGGTAGTGGAATGATGTTAGGCGAGTAAATCGTGTTGGTTTGGTCAAACTCAACCTGGTTGATGTATTCCGCAAAGTAGTTGATCACAAACTGGAGGCCGCTATCCAAAGTGATAAGGCTCACCAAGTCTTTAATTGACATCGATGCGGTCACAGTCGTGACTTGCTCTGAGTTAAATAGACCTTCCATCTTTTTCGTTTTGTCGCCATAAAGCGCAATCAGATTTTTCTCGCGTTCGAATAGGTCTTGAACGGCGGTCATCTTGTCGCCTTTAAGATTCAATCCACCGCCAGAATTAAAGTTGGCTGCGGCTTGTTGGATTTCAAACAAGTTCCAGCGAATCGGCTGCGAACGTTGGAAGATTTGTAGACCAATCGCGTCGTACATAACTTCTACTGGCGTGTGATGAGAGTTGTTACCCGTCGAGTCCCAACCGCCGCCGCCTGTGTAATCTTTCACACGGCGAGTTGCGTACTCAGCAAGACCAGAGATTGATGTATCTACATAAAGGAGATTTCGATAGCCATCACTCGATGGATAGCGTTTTTGGGTAATTCCCTGCTCTACTTGAGCTAGAGCTGGTACTAGAAAGCTTTGAAAATCCATCATTGGAGATGAATCGTTCAAAATTACATTTGGGATGCGTGGTGCTGGCATGTTATTTACTCCTTAAGCCGCTGGCGCTTCGATTAGTGTTAATAGACGGCCACCAGTAAGGCGAACCCATACAAGTTCACCAGAGCCAGCCATAGACTCGTAAACTGCTCCTTGCACAGCATAAGCGCCGACTTTGGCCTCTACCCATTTGCCGTTTTCATCCAGAGCGGCCTGGCCTTTTTTCGTGATGGCTTCGCCAGCGGTCACGCCCCAGAGACCAAAAATAGACAAGCTGACTGAGTCAGGATTGGTAAAATTAACGTTTGGTGCTTCATAAGGCGCATCATTAAGCATTGAGCGATTACCTTTGCGGAAAAATCGCGCGACGACGCCTTCAAAGAAAGCAGCACCAGCGGCCATATTTGCGCAGTAATGCTCACCATCAGCCGATGAGACTGATGGGTCTCCATACTCAAACGTTGAGCCGTCGGCGACGGTCAATGTCGCGTTAATCATTGGTGAGGTGTCACCAGATTGACCAGGGACAGCACCGCCTGGCTGAGTTGAAAAATCGTTTTGAGTGATTGCCATGATTACTTGTCCTCTTCCCAAGCGTTATAAGACTGCTTGTTATCCGATTCTGAATCGTTAACCTTTGCAGTCGCGTTAGTGGTTTCGCTCGAAAGCTCTACTTTCGGCGGGTTGTGTGGGTTGGTTTTGGTCAGATTGTTAAACGCATAATCGACCAGCTCGCTAGGGCTATCGTTCGTGATGGCGCTGTCATTGATAAACGACACTTTCACTTGCTTGGTTGTGTCGCCCTCTTTGGCTTTAAAGTCGGGGTCAATTTTCAGTGCATCGTTAATCACTGAGGTACGCTCGATGTCGTCGAGGCGCTTTTCTAGTGATTCGATAGTTTTTGATTGAGCGTCGTTAACCTGAGTTAAACGGGTCACTTCGTCTTGGAGTTCTTTTTCCTTACTCATGTTATCCTCATCTAATATCTGAGCATTACCAGCGCGGCCACGGCCAACGACTGATATGTGGTTGTAATTGATATTTTTGAAAGTATAGTCATACGGCTGGCCGTGTAGCTCCCCTGACTGCTTATGCACTTCTGAGGCAGCGCCGATACTGACTTGATATTTCCCCCCATCAACAATGTTTACGGCTGCGCGGTCTTTGATAATCGCTGGTACATAAACGTCGTGGTCATCGTGATAAGCGTCGCCTGTTACGTGTCCAGTGCTCTCACGTTTGAAGTTGTCCGAATTAACGACTCTCTCACCAGGATGCTCATCAGTGATTGATGCTGTTCTCATCGTGTCCAATGATGACTTGGCAAAAACATCTTCTGGTAAACGAGCAACATAGACATAACCGTCGCCGTGAATGTCTTCGACGTCCGCACCAGGCAAGTCGTTTACGTGGTAACGCATCACGCCTGTTCGAGTCGCACGAATGATGACTTTTAAAAAGCCCTCTTGTGTCTTCTCGCGCGTGGATGCATCACAAATCAACGTCTGATTAATTGTCGGCATTTGTTTCGCCCTCCTTGCCGTTGTTGTCAGAGCGACCTTTCTCGCGAGCACTTGCCTCGTGTTCTTTGGCTTGTGCTTTCTTGAGAACAATGTCGGCTTTCTCTGTCTCCGTGTGGATGCTGATTTCGCCCCACTCGGGAACGCAATCGCTAGGAAGTCGACCTGTTGCACTACGAATCAATGCATGCTCCAGAGGTTTCATTACCTCGATTTTTCGGTTGCGGTACTTTTGCAAAAAACCTTGATAGTTTCGGATGTCGCCGTCGTTCGTGTCGCCAGACATCCCCGCCTTAGCTTTACCAAACAAACGAGTAACAGCGATTTCGCCAGCACCAGACACGTTTTCTTGCTTTCGCTCGATGAGGTCTGACAAGCCGCTGACGCTGGTCGATATGCTGCCGATTTCGGCTTTAGAATCGCCATACAGCAAGCCGTGCAAGCCGATGTTTCTAGAGATGTTAAAAACGGCCTTGTTGATTTTGCTAAATGCCTTAGTGGTGCGAGCGTGGCTCACTCCTGGCTCTTTAACAAAGATGAGCGCTAGGCGCTTAAGGATTTTAGAAACGACGTTGTCGGCTTCGATGTAGTCCTTTACCACCTCACGCATAGGATGTAGGCGAGAACGCCCCCAGAGCATTTGCGTGTTACCAATCAAACGACGTTTGATGCGTGGCAGTTCTAAGCCGTGAATCTCAATGCAGCGTGAATAATGAAATTCATTGTTTGAGACGCCGCCAACAATCTCGTATAGGTTTGGCTTGAGATAGCGGTCTGAAAGCGGGTTGATTTCTTCGATGTCTTTTTTGTTCACCATCAGCATGTCAAAGACTTCAATCTTTAAGAGATCGCCTTTTTTAATCTGGTCGATGTTCAAAGGTGACGACATGTCCGGTTGATTGTTTACAAACATCACGATTAAAACGCCGCCGTCGACGTCTGCCGTTGTTAAGGCGTCAATAACCTTTACCTTGTAATCGAGTTTTTCCTCTTCGGATTCCATCGCTCGTTTGTACTTGTCAGGCCAAACGCGCCACTGGCCGAAAGCGTCCTCGATTGGAAAGTCGATGATATGGCGAGCCAGCCAGTTTTCCTCATAGAGCTCTTGATACTCGCTAATAATCCCCAGATTGTTTCCTGGTACGTAGTTAATCGAGTTTTCTGGGTAAAGCTCTGGATTCGCTGGAGAGTCAGCCCACTCACTTGCTGCGTCGTTAATAACGGCGACTGGCTCGTCTCTTTCGCTGGCGTTCCAAGGCAAATAATCTTTCCAACTCATAAGAATTTATGTCCTTGTATAAAGTCGTTCATCGCGAATCGAATCGCGTGGAAAGCCTGGTCAAAGTTCGTCTCTGACGGCTTGTCGAGAATGGCCTCTTTTTTCGGGTCATAATCCCAAAGATAGTTGGTAATCGCTTCGATGGTGCTTTCGCATGACGGGTGAATGTAGACTTGACGCAACTTGTTGCGCATGTAAATGATGGCGTCGATAACGTCCCCGCTCCACTTGTCAGCGACTACAGCGCTGCCACCAATCTCTGACAGCTCGTCCGAAAACTGGTCAGTCGCCGATGGCGTTCTCGGGTCGCTGTAAGTGATGCCGTCATCATTGCCAGGCATGTCAAACACGTTCTCTGCCAGGGACTTAATGCCTACATCGATTCCGGTGTATTCCTTATCGATATGTAAAGCCCCATTGAACACAAAGCAGCGCACAGCAAACGTCGGCTTTTGAGAAAAGCCCATAGCGACGCCAAACAAATATTCAATCTCTCCCTGGTATCCGGTTGCATTAGGATGCATTGGGAATCGAGTATCTGCGTCGGCGTAAAAGTCTTTCACTTCAAAGCAGCGATGTAATATCTGGAGCAAACTGGTTTGCTTAGGAACGCCTAGATATTCGTTTAGATACTTGTCGTAATCTCGCTTTTTCATGCGAGCCGCTGCCAGCTTTATCGACTCTGGACAAAGTGGGTTATCCAGGTAATTCAGCAAGCGAGTGAAATGGCCGTTTTCGAGATCATCTTTTTCAGTGATGAGCGTTTTGTAAGTCGGTGAGTTAATCCAATCAGGGTTAAAAATTGAGATAATGCTCGCCATGTCTTCGCCCTCATCTCGAATCGTTGGCAGCACCTTGCGCCAGACGTAATCTGTCGCCTTTTCAGCTTCCTCATAAATCAAGATGTCACAGCCCTCTAGGGACTTGATTTTCTCGGGGTCTTCCAACAAACCAACTTTCTCGAACACAGTGCCAGTAACTAGACAAGTGATTCGCTCTGCCGTGATTTTGAAAAGCGATGTCAGCTCCAGCTCGTGTATGCGGTCAACAATGTTTTTCCAGATAGACTTCTCTGTCTCAGATTCATAGTTTCGAGCTAACACGATGTAACGCTTACAAAGGAGTGAGAGAACAACGATGATTAATCCAGTGGTGCGGGACTTGCCCGAACCACGGCCACCGTGAGGCGTGATATAACGTCGCCAGCGGTTATAAAGTATTTCAAACATCCCGCTCAGCTTGAGCGGAATGTGAATCACTTTTTTACGCCAGTTACCTCGTTAAGAATCTCGATGCGGTCTAGCTGCTCGATTTCCTCTTTGGAGCGCATATCGCCACGAATAAACTCTATTCGGTAGTGTGGTATGTCTTCGGTTTTTTCGGCTTGCGCCAGCATAGCGGCGTGGCGTTTGGTGATTTGATTTTTGCGACAGCGTTTGACGGCTTCCTCAGTGCTAAGCGCCTCCAGGATGTCTCCAGCAAATTCGTGGATTTCCCCAGATAGCCCAGCAAACTCGATAAAGTCAGCCGAATACATTGCGTCTTGAATATGACGCTTTCCGAGATAGGTGGCACATTCGTCGATTACTTTCCAAAGCTTTGCGGTTTCAATGACACGGCCTTTGAGCTCGTCCCATTCCAAAACCGTTAAACTGTCACAGTAATCTGGAGCGTTACTGCTAGTGATTCCAGCCAGCTCGCAAAGTGCTTCGCGTTCGTAGCCAACCGTGGATAAATCGTCGTATCTTTTGCCACCTAATGCGCTCATTTTCGTTGATTCCTTTCGACTTCTAAAACGCGGGATTCAACATTCGTAAGGCGCTTGTTTACCTCGATGTGATTTTTTTCTGTAGTCTCTTTCAACCAGCGCAAATCACTGCGTAAAGACACAATGATGACAATAGCGGTAGTGATTCCGCTAACGATGGCCGTAACGATAGGGAGATAATCAGAGGCGATATTAACGTCTAGCATTATTCGCCCCCTCGTTTCTTGTCTTCGTCAAAGAAACCCAGAGCCAAACCAGCAAGACCTGAGATGAGAGTAAAAGCTGAACCAGCTAAACCAGAGACTTCGACTCCGGTATCTGTGAATGAAAAATTGATGAGGTCAACATTGCCAGTGAGCATTCCTGCTCCGACTGCCGCTGCCGTACCAATCAAACCAACGCCCAATTTGGTCGTTTTTTGATGGAACTTGAACATGTAGATCACCGCTTAAACGTTAATTTAAGTATGACTCAATTGCGATGTTTCGCGAATTTGGCCGCTCAGCGGGAAAGATGGGGAGGTATATCGAGAAAGGTGTCTGCCACTCCATCATGGGTCGAACATGCCGCACAAAGTAGGCAAACCATAATAAAAATGGCAGACAGAAAGACCACCAGAACAACATTGCAAAGATGGTCTTTCCATTTACGTCTTTGTGCTGCGGGCGTTCGACTTCCCGGTAATCAGATTTTGCTGACTACACCGAGCATTGTACTTAAAAATTTAATCTATTGAAAGCTTGTTGTGTGCCACCAAATTAGTATAATAAAGGCAAGTCACACAGACTTATCACTCACCCAAAAACCTCGTGAGTGAAACCAGATTTCAAGTGGTAGACCGCCAATCTATCGCGCCCAAATTGCCGGAAGTCCGATAAAGCAGCCTTGTTCCAGGGGCTGCTTTTTTCGTTTTAGGATGGCGCAAAGCCATAAATGATCGTATTATAAAAAAACGTTTTCGCTTGGCCGCGATAAACAACAAAAAATACTGGAACAATTATGTCAAAAGATAACGCAAACAGCGCCCAAGTTGCGCCTAAAAAAAATGCGTCATGCTTCAACGCATGGAAAGCAAAGAGCGAAACTACATTGTTAGTATTCGTTGATGATAACCGAGCATTTCCAAAAAACGCGAAAAAACTACTTCAAGACCAATACCGACTAGCTTGGTATAAAAAAGCAATTGGTAACATTCATATCGACGACAAAGTTGCTAACGAAATCCTAACCTGGGAACTGGCAACACAAGATAGATTCGAGATGCTGCTCGGATGGGGTAAAGACTGCATTGGCCTACCAAAATACGACCAACATTTTGATAGTGATGATAATGAGGAATACAAAACACCTGTTTGTATTGGTCTTTCTGAAATAAGAGATCAATCAAAAAACTGGCTGAACATGAATCAAAAGTCAGTAAAGATAATTACTAGAACAAAAATAGATACTGATGACCAAAACCTTATCTTAAATGAACTCAAGAAATACCGAGTCCATGAGGCCGTCATAGTTAGAATTATCACTGATGAATCAGACCCGAGCCATAACAGGGAAATCCACGTTGCAAATTTCACGACAGAGTTGGAGTTATGCAATAAAGATTTAGCAAGAGAAAAGCATGGAATAGAGCTTTCGGATGAGGCCGAGAATATTCTTAGCGGTGAATCTGCTGATAGTGAAAAAAAATCCGTACTAAAAACTTACGAAATGTTTTCACCATATGAATTCCCATATCCCAAAATAGACCGATACGGGCAATGTGTTGGCGGAATATCACATATGGTAAACCTCAAATACTTACTTGATAGGTATGGTATAACTCTCAAATACAACGTAATTACTAAGAGAGGTGAGGCTCAGTATCCAAATAAACGCCGTATCTTATTGGATAATAAAGAGGGACAGATACTAGAAGAGATTGCTGGCTTGTGTTCGATGAATGGATACCCAACAGAACGACTAGTTAACCAAATAAGCGCTATATCTAATGATAACCCGTACAATCCAATTCAAGATTTTTTCACAAGTAAACCTTGGGATGGTGTTGATAGATTACAAAGAATTATCGATACAGTAGTAGTCGATAATGATTTGAATGAATGGAAATCAGTAGCAATCAAAAAGTACATGATTGCTGCTGCTTGTGCGGCTATAAATGATGAAGATAAGAGATGGAAATTCAAATGTGTTCTGGTTTTTCAAGGAGCTCAAGGCGTAGGTAAGAGTCCTTGGATAAGGCTTCTTGTTGGCGATATGGTATCTTATTTCTTAGAGGGATATATTTTAGACCCGTCGAATAGGGATTCATGCATGGCAGCTCTGGAGACTTGGATAACAGAGTTGGCTGAGTTAGATGCAACAGTAGGTAAATCGGACGTTGCAGCACAAAAAGCGTTTCTAGATGCTGGTAAAGACAAGCATCGACTTCCATTTGCTATTCGACATTCAGAGATGATTAGAAGGACTGTATTTTTCGGTACAGTAAACCCAGCTCAGTTTCTTGTGGATAATACTGGTAATGATCGATTCTGGTGTCTTCCAGTTCTTGATTTAGATTTGGATGCTGTAGAAAGAATGGATACTCAGCAATTATGGGCTCAGATTTACGAAATTGCAGTTATGGAACTAAGTAATGGAGTACCTAGACCTTGGGAGTTAACAGACGATGAACAGGGATTAATGAGTCAAATAAATGAGGCTTCTAGGGTAGTAAGTGCAACAGAGGAAAGGTTAATGGATGTATTCGAGCCAGTAAGAGAGAACCCTGTAAAACTCTACGCAACGATAACTAACATCATGGATATGATAGGTTTAAACACCAACAATATAAAAGACAAAACAATCGCTGAGAGTTACATCCAAAGAACATTTGGAAGTAAGAAAACCTATTATGGAAAACGAAATTCTTATCCAATCCCAGTTCCCTTAGGATTTGAAAACAGGCTAGAGCATTTGGTTATTGGCTTAAAAATGAAAGTAAAAAATAAATAAGTGCACTTAAAGTGCATACTAAAGAGAAAGAGTGCAATGATGTTGCACTCTTTTTTTTATTTGTTTTTCATGGAGTTAGACTGGATTTGAAAGTTTAAGTGCAATAAGTGCACTTTTTCTCTCCATTATATGTAAATACTAAAATTTTCAGATTACGTTTTTTTTAGCCATGACTACAATCTTTAAATAAAAGTGCACTTATTGCACTTAAATGTTTATGTGGTTGATTTTTATAGCCTTTTAACTGCACTTTAGCTGCACTTTAGCTGCACTTTAACTGCACTTTGGCTGCACTTAACCATCAAGTTATCGTGCAGAAAATGCACAGATGTGCTATCATCTATTTGATATATAAGGAGTTTTAAACATGAATTATGAACAGATACTAGAGTTTATCGTCCGACCAGCTTGTCATGAGCTAGGAGCGCACTCAGTGGCCGCTGAGCAGCTTTTGATGGGAACTATGGCCGTAGAGTCAAATGGTGAGTACATCTCTCAAATTGGCAGCGGTATAGCGCGTGGATTGTTCCAAATGGAGCCAGCCACACATAAAGACATATACGAAAATTATCTTGTGTACCGTGAGAACTACATGGAAGTGGCAACAGGATTATTATCTTGTACTGAGTTTGACAAGATGCAAGAAACAAACGGCGACTCTGGTGCTATGGATGAGTTCTTTAAATATGTTGCTGACAACTCTCTAAGATGCAACTTGTTATACCAGGCCGTGATGTGTCGAATTCATTACCTGAGAGAGAAAAGCCCACTACCAGCAGCAAACGACATCGATGCAATGGCAGCGTACTGGAAAGCTCACTACAACACACCAGCGGGAGCTGGTACAGTAGAGAAGTTTATTGATGCCTTTCCTGGTGAACTTTGGGGTATTTGAAGTGTTTATTAAGATACTGCTAATGCTGATTGTAATCGGCCTTTTTATTATCGGCTTTAGGTTGAATGATCTCGTTCACTTACTTGTTAAGATAGAGAAGAACTCACGAGCTCTTCCAAAGTGTGACGAAAAGCTAGAGATAATCATGCTTAAAGGTATGAGCGACGAATAGAACCCGCTATACTAGTGATGAACTTAAAGGAGCTGCGTAAAACTAAACCTGGGCAGCTAGGGATTAGACTAGATGGTCATCAAAGGTCTATTCCTGAAAAGCAAAGTCGGCTTGTCGAGCCGTAGCTCTGGCGTTAGCAAGTGACCCGCCAACTAAAAGACACTAGCCCAGCATATTGCTGGGCTTTTTACTCTTAGTAATATTCTAATTCAATCCCCATATTATCAAATGCATCCCTCCAAACTTTAAGTTGGCTTTCGCAATTTACTTGTAATTTTGCGGTAACCACTTCATCGTTACGCTCAAAAACTAACTCCATTTCTGAAGAGTCGTAACCTACATACTCGAAATATATTTCGATTCCATCTAGAGTTAAGATAAATAAATTTTCTACTAAAGGGTGATTTAGTATACCTGCATTATTAATCATGTTTACATCCTATGTTTACGCCAGTTGCCGCTGGCGTATTAAATTAGTTCAAATCTAACTGGCCAAACCTAATGCCTTCAAACTCTAGCTTTCTTAGGAAAGAATCATCGAATCCTATAGCGATTAAATCGTCGTATGCCTTTTTGCATGCCATTTCTAGCGCCGTATCTCTCACCAGAACGCGAACACGTCTAAGGCAAAGGTAATCGCTTAGCTTAACGTGGTTAGCGACTATCATGTCCATTGCTGGGTTATCTTCCATAGTATTACTCCTTTACTTCTTGCCCACAGAAAGGGCAAAAACTAACTTGAATAGAAATACTTTTCTTAGTTCTGTTTTTTGCTGGAGACTTATCTTTCTTAATCATTCTGTATTCATAGTTAACTGGAATAGTCAGTATGCTTCCATGTTCAAGGCTTAGCATTAGCCCTTCAATATTAGATTTATATTCAATGTGTTCAGGCAAGTCAGGGATAATTCTCTCATCAACCTTTTTTTGCAATTTCATCAATACACTTACATTTCATTATTTTAATCCCTCAATATCACCGCTAAATTTAAAACCATCAAATTCGAACGAATAAGTTAAATTAACGTTATCCCATTCGAAAAATCTGAACATTAAACTAATTTGCTCATAGAATGGGTTGTCGGTATCTACAGATGCGCCTTTTGCAAATTCAAGTAATGAATCTTTTATTTCATCTTCGAACTGCTCAGATAGAGATTTGTAATAAAATGACTGCCTCGCCATTAGTGGTTTGTACCCGCTCCAAATTATTAAAATTTCTTCTGGATTTTTAAATTTATAACTCATGATTATTTACCTAATTTCAAAATTGCCCAAACTTCGCGTAATTGCTTGCCAGATAGTGCTGGCATCTTAAAAGGTTGTCCGTACTTGAATGATGTCTCCAAGGCGGTTACTATTTCAGCCGAATTCATATTTACATCCTAAATTGAGTTCAAATCGTCTAGGTCGCCAGTTGCCGCTGGCGACCAACTTAGTTACTTAGTTAGATTCACCGTCTTCAAAACCAAGATGCGGTTCTCCGTGAACGTTGTGGTAAATAATCACATCAACGCTGTCTGAGAATCCTTGCTCAATTGTCAATTCATCATCAAGTTGGGCGAGTGCTGCTTTAAGTTCTCCCACCGTACAAACATTAATGAAGTGCTTCCCATTATTAAATTTCATTTCGTATCACCCATTTCAATTACATTATTCATATTTAAAAAACTTCTCCTTGTGTACCATTCCCTAAATGGCTCACTATCTCCAGTCCACCACATCACAGACGAATAGCTTCCATGCTCTAAATCTATATCCCTATAAAAAATAACGCTACGTTCACGTCTTTTATAATGAGTCGCACCTTTCGGAGCGTTTAGAATCATGTTTTCGAATTCAAATTTTTTCATAAGAAATCCTATTTAATATAATCTTTAACTGCGCTTATATATGCTGTAGCTATTGCATGACCAGCGCCCACACCTCCTAGTTTTTTTTGTTTTTGTAGCGTCCCTTGAGTAATCTTCTTAGTGTTCGGATTCTTTTTAAGGAAATTACATAGGCGCTCGTGAGTCGATAAAACCGTGTCCTCTTTAAACTGACCACTTGCAGCTAGTTTTAAGATCGCCTCATCCACTTCTGGAGAGTTGAGTTTTGCTAGTAATGTTTGTCCAGGTAGCTGAGCTGGTGCTTTTTCTTCTGCTTTGCTGCTTTCTGCTTTCTTGTCAAAGAACTTATAACCGATGTAGTGCTCTGTACTGCCAATGCTTTCATGCCCCAGGTATCGCTTAGCGTATGCCAGCGCATCCTCTCCAGCCTCGTCACTTGCTGACTTATCAAAGTAAAAAGCCGCTTGCCATGCCATTTTTCGAGTGTCAGAGAATTTCCAATCATCAGCACCTTTTTCGCTTGTTAGTGAAGACAAGATAACCTTTGCACGTCTATTCAATTGCACGGCCATAGCACGGCCATGAGTCGCTATCTCGCCACCAGCGGCGTTTATGGTATCCACTAGACCTTTTACCTTATCCATAGCTCTGAGGCGCGTCAGAGACGATTTTGCCTGGTATGGGTCAACAAGCGTAGTAATAACGACCTGATCACCACCAACTGACAAGCCTTGCTTTTGTCCACCTTTCAACAAGCCATCAATTAAGACGTCGAATTTTTCGCTGTCTGGTACTTCTATGCTCATGCTGTAAAGAACCTCGAACATACGGCGACCTGTTGCCATTGCTAAGCCTATAGATAAATCATCCCATCGTTCAGAAAGCAATAATCTCTCAGATAGCTCCAGGTAGTTGTTTATATTGATTGGGATAACGTTATCGAGACCTGACTCTTTTTGAGTGCTGTACTTGTTGTTTCTTGCGTCTCGCTCCATTTTGCTCAATACAAGCTCATAGAAAGTCGCTGGGTAAAGATTGTTTAAAGCATGGCTCAAAGCCTCATGAACAGAACCAAGTGCTTTAGAGCGAGCTGGTGAACCATTTTCTTTTGAGCATGACTCATATTTATCTGTAATGGCCTTTTGCCAGTGCTTAAGAGTCGCTTCGACCTCTTTTGATGTCAGGCCATCAAGTTTTTCGGCTCTGTATAGCGACTGTTCTGATTTAGTGATTGCCTCGTTCTCTAAGGTCTTTGTCATTTCACCCAATCGGCGGTGGAAAAGATGACCGATGACATTCATCTCTCGAATGCCATTGCGAATAGCTGTAAATGTCTTGTTGATGTCTTCCACGTCAGTAAATTGCTTTCTTGTCTCCTGGGCGAGCTTTTCTCCCAACTCGCTCAATTTTGCCGTTCTAGCATTTGAGTGCATCTCTACAGCCATAAGCTCGTTGATATTTAAAACCGCTGTCTCAACCAGTGATTTTCTAAAGCTGACCTTTGTCATTTTCTTCTCTTTCATGCCTCGACCTCGTTCTAGTGCATTCAATTTCACATTCACTATAAGCCAGAATTTATAAGTGGTCAATAAAATAAACATAAATAAACATAAAAAATATAAGAAACAAATTCAAATAAATAACTATAAAATAAATAAATAAACATAAAA